TCGTACTTGGTTCTTTCTTCTACTGTCCAGCTTAATATTTGTAACTGATTGTAAAGTTTACTATTTTGACTATTAATGTGAGTACAGGTGGTTTTATCTTGCTGTCGCCCTATATTTCTAACCCCCCACCTTGCTCTAGTCTAGGTCTATAGTTATAGACAAATTACCAGTGTGAGAATGTTGGACCTTATCAGGAGCTTTGAACCCTGATCTATCTAGGATATCTTTACTCGCTTCAAGCTTTACGTAATCACTCTTGGCTTCAGTGGAAAGCCTAACCAAAGTCTTAACTGCTGGAACTGAACCAAGCAATCCTATCTCGGCAACCTGTTGTCGGTAGTACTCTTGGACCTTGGGGATTCGTAACGTCCTTGACGCTATTACTCTACCACTTTCTGTCTTAGAATATCCTGCCTTTTTCGCTGCTTCGGTTATGGTGCAACCAGACGTTACGAGGGTATCGACCAATAACCTCTGTTTGTTTGTTAGACCATCTTTACCTTTTACTTGACTGCCCATAACGATAGATACCTTGCTACGTTATATCATGTCAAGAACTTAATTGTAAACAGATGTAACAAATGTATCTAACCATTGACCTAAGACATGTTTATTACCTCAGTCGGCTATAGCGATAGCCTTCTTCGTGTCGTCTATATCTCATACAGACACAGGCAACCCAATGGTTAGATTTACTCTCTCTCGATAATGCTCTATTCGTGGCGATAAATAGTGGTGGGATATCAGCACAGTACACGCCACGAACTACCAGTGTCTTTCAGAACCTATCAATTGCACTCGTAGTCGCACACTTCGGTGCAACCACGATCTAGCATTGAGAGAACCATGAAAGCCATGGCGCTAAAGTAGGCATTAACGAGAGATAGACTCTCATCATATCAAAGGAGATATACAATGAAAAATATAGATGAATTAACTGATTTTGTGAATGAGATATTTGTTCACAATTATTCACCTGGATATACCAGTTATCATGATACCAGAAGGTACACACTGTATTCTATTGGTGGTAGGGATAATGTATCAGCATCATTAGAAATATGGTCAGAGGACTATAAACTTACAGACGCTGGTGAAGATAAGAGGATAGTCTACACAGTAGACTTAAAGATGAAGGAGGTATCAAATGTATAATACATTCGAAGAGGAGTACATAGCTCAGGTACAAAGAGTACGTGAGCTAAGACAAGAAGGTAAAGAAGATGAGGCTAGTCTAGAGGAAGCTAGATTAGGTAGTATTAATACAGTATATGGATATGAAGATCTAGAAGAACTGGAGGTTATATATGAGTAATTACGTTCCACCTATCGAAACATCAACAGATGAAATAGATGCAATTAATACTATGACTGGGATTAATTGGTACGACCATTACAAAGCTGAGATAGATGAAACCTCTACTATTGATGTCAAGTATATGAATATATACCTATGGCAAATATGCAACAGCACATTCAAATCAATGACTGTATTCAGAGGATATTATGAATCAGCTAAGAATAAATTACAGGATAGTATTGTAAATGAGCGTGTTGCAACAGTCGGTCAAGAAATAGCACAAACTAACTTTGATACACAAGTAGCAACAGCCAAAACATATGATGCTTTATATCGTAAGTTCGAAGCTATGCACAGTGGTGCTAAAAAACTATACCTTGAATTATACAAAGAGGATTTTACTAAACGCAAACTTCCTCAGAGATCAAATGGTAATGTACGTACTATCAAAGATCTAACACCAAAGGAATTAGCAGATGTCAAAGCGTTGACACAAAACATGCTTAAATAAACAGTATCATTTAGGATAGTGGGGTTTCATTCCCCATTGTCCAACTATTTTTTTTTATATCAAGGGGGATAACCCAAGGAGGTCCGTATGGAAATAGCTTTATGTTTTCTAATATATGTAATGTGGAAGGAGTGCAACAATGACCATAGGAAAAATATTAGGCGTATTAGGTCTATCAATAATGACAGTGTTCAAGGATATATTCAAAGCTCTGACAAGTTTTGATTTCCAGTCTAATGCAGACTACATAGGAACATTTGTTATCGTGTATCTATCACTTGGTGGTGGGTTTGTATTTATGATGTTGTTACTAGGTATCAATCCAACTCTAGTACTATCAGTGATAGCAGCACCAGTATGGATATACATTGTGTTTACTGCAAATCGTGTAACTAAATACATAGTAACTAAAAAGAAAGGTAAGAAATAATGATGACAATACTATCAGTCTTAGGCTCTATCGTTCTAGTATTATATATAATATCTATGATAGTAGGAGGATATCTATCATATAAATTTATACGTCAAATAATGGATGAAGATAGCAAGGCGTAAGCCTTGCGTTAATGTGAAAGGTCCGAATCCGATATTTTGAAAGGAAGGAAATTATGTCATTACTAAAGAAAATACAGGACTCTGATATACCACCATCAACCTATGAAGGTAATGAGTTAGATGATGAAGGTCTTGATTATCTAGCCAAGGTGTATGAAGAAAACAAATCGGTAGGCTTTGATACATGGGAAGAACTCAAAGAGAATTGTTATATATCAATGCTTCAAGGAGGATATCCATTCAGATTAAAGGATGAGATTTATGATGTTATTGATGATGCAATCAGAGATGATTATCCAGATCCAGACTATGATGATGTACCACAAGGAGAAGATGAATGAAGTTACTAGAAGTAAGTAAGCTAGAAAATATACTCAATGATCTGATTAAATGTCAGGAAGCAGCAGGAGTTATCATGACTGATGCTAAGTATATTCAAGAAGCATCTAATGATTTAGATAGTAGAATCAAAGACATAGGAGATCGTCTTAATAAATTAATACAAGAGAACTTGGAGGACTAATGGAAATAGAAATAGAAATATCAAATAATACAATGAAAGCTACAGTAGAGTGTTTCAGATGTAATGGTCTAGGTGTAATACCTTGGGGTAATGCACCAGATGAATCAGATCCATGTGAAGAATGTGAAGGACATGGTGCTTGGATAGAGGAGGTAAAGAATGAGCGAATCGCTAAAAGTAATGAAGCTTAGATGGATTGAGTCAGTACAAAAGACTTATGATGCTTTTGATAAAGCTGGTTTGTATTCAGCTATGGATATAAAACATCTTGATGTTAAACATAAATTTGATGAGGTTGTATTAGTACATAACGAAATGATTAAACAAATTTGTGATGTTGTAGATGAACTCGAAGCAGGACAAATACAATCATTACAGACATTACAATACATAACTAATGTAACAAGTAGGATGAAGGAGGAATAGTATGGGTAGATATTATGAAGGTGATATAGAAGGTAAGTTCTGGTTTGGTATACAATCCAGTGATGATGCAGACTTCTTTGGATCAGTAGGATTTCAACCAGATCATCTAGAATATTACTTTGATGAATCACATAAAGAAAAAATAGAGCATGGATTATCTCAATGTTTAGATCATCTTGGATCTAAGAAGCAAGCCTTAGATGATTTCTTCAAGACAGATAATGGTTATACTAAAGAACAAATGTGTGAAGTATTAGATGTACCTGTGCCAAACACAAGTATGTCAGTAGAAGAACATAGGAATAGTAAATACAACTATTATCTTATGTGGTATGCACGATATGAACTTGGTAAGAAGATACTAGATCGTGTCAAATCAGATAAGTTTTGCTCATTCAGAGCAGAGTTATAAGGAGGAACAATATGTTACCACAAGAACTAACGTTTCAGGTACGTGAAGAACCTGTATACAACCAGCATGGCTCAAGGCTAGATGGCTACAAGCAGTTGGTTAAAGATGAGAACAACGAACTGATTGCAGTTCACAAAAATACATACCGAGTTATATCACATGACACAGCATATGATAAAGCTCATGACTTTCTTAATGAACACTTTGATACCAATGGTATGACTGAGAAACACAAGTGGTCTAATCATGGTGCTGTTATGGCTACCAGATTTACTTTACCTGAATATCAGATACCATTCAAAGATACATCCATTGGTCTAGAAGCTGTGATATGGAACAGCTACAATGGTATGCGTTCGTTCCGATTTGATCTAGGTTTCTACTTATGGCTATGTCTTAATGGACTTAAGAGTTCAGTATGGGATATCAGTTTGAATACTGCACACAAAGGTAGTAATGAGATCAAACTTAAATTACCTGGTTTGTATTCAGCTATGGATGGACTACATACTGTACATAACTACATGACTAACTGGTTAGAGATACCAGTAGATGACAACCAGTTACATGCTGAGGTAGATAGACTATGCTTTCAACCAACACGTACTGACAAGAGTCATGTCAATCAGAACCACAAGAACTATATCATTGATGAATACAATGGTAACTATGCACAACAATTTGGACCTAATAAGTTCAGTGCATATCAAGCAATCACACACTGGAGTACACATTATCCTAGCGATTCTGTAAATACTCGCTATGATAGAGAGAGGAAAGTGTCTAACATGTCTTGGTTTAGCCAGGCAGCGTAGAGATTAGATGGGAGTACATTCTTCATCTTCCTCCTCCTCGTACTCCCATCCTTCAATCAATGAAAAAAATATTCATAAATGAAGAAGAAAAAGAATTACATAGATGTACTACTTGTAGAAGATGGAACACTATGTACATGATGATTCAACTTGATCATTATACTAGAGAGAAACAATGTATAAGATGTTTCAATAGGAGTAGATATGAAAACAAAAAGAAGAATAGTTAATAAACTATGGAAGGGTATGTATATTTCACTAAGAGATTATGAAATACAACAAGCCATTGATAAGAACTATACCATACAAGCAATACATAAAGGTCAGGTGATGATGCTTACACCTAGTAGATTAAAAGATATTGATTTAACTGTAGGCACACCACAAAAATCAATGTATGATAACAAGTCTTATAGACTTATAGATGTGAGGTGGAAGCCATATGACAGATCAGATAAACCCAGATCATTACAAGAAGGGAAACATTGAAACATATGATTTCATTGTAGCTAAGAACTTATCTTATGCTCTTGGTAATGTAATAAAATATATTGTACGACATAAATATAAAGGAGGTATTGTAGATCTTGAGAAAGCTAAATGGTATCTACAAAAAGCAATAGATGGATATGATAGATCCAAAGATTCTAATTAGAAAGTTTGCTAGTGATAGAAAGTTACGCAATAAATCTACAAAGAATTATAACATGTCCGATCCTATGCAACGTAAGTTGTGGTGGATTGATAAGGTCTGTTACTTTTGCTATCTCAAACATGATAAGCAAACTGCCCAGGCATTACGTATAGAACTTAATAAACCTTATGTTCATGCATCTGCAAGAGGACTAGCTAAAGATTTATGGAATGAAAGAAAAGGTTTAGAAGAATTAACAAAGAGGAGAGTAGATGAATATACACAAACAAAAGAACGTATTAGACAGAAGATCAGGAATCGGAGGCAGTGATGCTACCAAGATTGTAGCTGGTGAATGGAAGCAACTCTATCAGCTCAAGAAAGGTTTGATAGATGATGAAGATCTATCGTTTGTATTACCTGTACAAATGGGAATATATACCGAGGAATTTAATAGAGATTGGTTTACAGCTCATACAGATCTACCAGTTAAAGAGGTAGACAGTACACTGAAACATAAGAAGCATGACTTTATGTTAGCTAACTTAGATGGACTTGTATTGAATGAAAACCTTAAACCAATAGGTGTGTTTGAAGCTAAGCATGTCCATGCATTTACTAAAGATGATACTATACTTGAAAAGTATTACGCACAGATACAACACTACATGATTGTTAGTAATCTACCTCAAGCCTGGTTATCTGTTATCTTTGGTAATAACAAATGGAAGTCATTTCATATCCAAGCAGATAAGAAGTTTCATAAGAAACTAATACAGGCAGAGGAAATGTTTTGGCAACATATTATTAATGATGAAGAACCTGCTGATTATGTAGAGTTCAGTTCTATAGGAGGAACTAATGACTGATAAAATACTAAACGAACCAAACAAAAGATATTGGAATCAACTAAAAGTTACTGATCCTAGCTTTACTAAAAAGATTAACAAAGGTTTTGGTGAGCTTACAACTATTGATCCAATGTGGCAGATTGGAAAGATGACAGAAGTATTTGGTCCATGTGGTATTGGTTGGGGTTGGACATGTGACTATACATATACTGATTCAAATGTATTTGCAGAAGTAAGTGTATGGTTAGAAACACCCATACAAATATACGGACCAGTATCTTCAGTACAATCATTACATAAAACTAATGGTAAATTAGATGATGAGTGTACTAAGAAAGCTATGACTGATGCATTAACTAAAGCATTATCACATGTTGGTGTAAGTGCAGATGTATTCTTAGGGATGCATGACAACAGTAAGTATGTTGAGAAAGTTAAAGCAGACATTAAATCAAACGTAGATAAATCAAAAGTAAAGGAGATAACGAATGATTAATAAAGTAATACTAGTAGGTAGACTAGGTGTAGATCCAGAGATCAAAGCTACCAGTAAAGGTGATGAGTATGCTAACTTTAGTTTAGCAACATCAAAGAAGATAAAGACTAAGGATGGTACGTGGCAAGAGAAAACTACTTGGCACAAGATTACAACCTTTGATCCTAATCTTACTAACACTATCAAACAATATGTAACTAAAGGTACTATGTTGTACCTGGAGGGTGAGATAGATGTATCAGAATATACTGATTCTAATGGTAATAAAAAGTATAATACTTCTATCATTATACCAAGAGTCACTGGTGTTATGAAGATGCTAGGTGGCAAGGGTGATGCTAAGCAGAAACCTGCTAAAGACATCAATGATGATCTACCAAATGATGACATCCCTACTGAAATACCCTTTTAAAGTTTCGCTGTAGGCGAAAGACTAAGGTGCTGATACTTTTTTATTAACTATAGTATGAAAGGAAATCCAAGGATTCATGTATATACCCCTAGTATTGGCACCTTACAAATGATAGAAAGACTTTATGAAAATGATTATTAAAGGAGAACTTGACGAGTTAGTAGATACTCTTACTGACTACAGTACTTACTTAAAACAATTCGGTTATGATACCGATACTATTTTTGCAGCATATGCCATCATGGCAGCTTCGCTATCAGGCAAAAAGATCAAGAAGAATCACACTACAGATGCTATCAAAGAACGTATGACTGAACTCAATGTTGTTCAGGTTCGTGCTTCTGGTACAGTTCATTAGCATATTCCACTGCATCAAAATTATGATGTTCCCAAAACCTATGTTCTGGTTTATACTTACCCCATGTCAGATCTGAATGGTGTTCAAAACACAATGGTACTACAAGCTGATTAGATCTATTATGTTGAACCTGGCTACCACGTAGATGATGAACGTTCATTGGAGTATTTGACATACAACCTGGTACGCAACATCCGTACTCTATAATCTTTAGAAAATATTTTTTATCTTTAGACGTATACTTTGCCATCCCATGAACCATCCTTCCTCAATAACATTGGAACAATAGATGGTACACCATTAGTAATAACACCACAAGATAAGATTGGTTTAGCCATATTAACTTTCATGTATGCCATAGCCATAGACTTCTTATCTACAAGACAACCAACAGACATACCCCAGTTAAGATGGAAGTCATTACCTACATACTCTATATTTGACTGAGTATGATAATGCCCCTGGACAACTGAAGCAGACATCATCTGTACTGCCTTCACAATATTCTTAGATACTTGATGTGCAAAGTAAACTCTACCCATAGCAGTATCTTCCCAATGAGATTCTTTCCATACCCAACCATGACCTACATCTAGTATTTCATTGTAGTCTTTGAGAAAGAACTTAGACATACCCTTTGCCATAGCACGTCTGAGTACCATAGATCCATGATTAGATTCTAGTATAGTCATTACAGGAAACATAGACTCTAGTTTCTTCATGTGATATCTACCGATTTCTAGTTCATCAGCAGGACTAGGTAAGTCTGGATTAATTATGTGAGAAACATTAATTGAGTGCCAATCCATTTCGTCTCCGATATGAATAACATTCGTAGGATTATACTTAGCAGCCAAAGACTCCAAGAACCTATAACTATCAGGGTGATGATAAGGCACATGCAGGTCAGAGATGACCAAAATTCTATCGTTTTTTCCTGTTTTAAGAGCCTTAGAAGGGGTACTTTCACTCTTTCTAGGTCTACCCCTACCCCTTTTTACTATCTTTAAATCTGTCTGCGACTTTCTCTGCTGATCTTCCAACTGTATATCCTCCTATCCCTACTAGGATAATGTTTAAGAGAGAGTTCTGTACAGACTCTGGAATGTTTGGTGCAGTAAATCCAAACCAATGAGCTACCATCAAACCAGCAAAGACCAACATCATGATTGGTCGCCAGTTTCTTTGTAAGAATCCTCCCTGTGCTTCTGTTTGTATAATCTTAGCAGCACCTTCTAAGTGTGCCAGTTCTCCTGCTATAATCTTTTCTTGTACTTTAGCTTTAAGTTTGTCAGCCTCTCCCTTATTATCGACAACTTTATCAATAGTTTTAAAGACTGCTCCAGCGATAGGTCCGAGTAAATTAAGCATTGATTCCCTCCATTACTGAAGCTAGAGCTTTCGCTCTGTTTGGTGTTTGATTTGCCCATCTGGAATCTAACATTTCCCTGGCACATTCCGAGTACCTTTGTTCTTTAAGATTAGATAAAGCACCTTTGAATTTAGATACACCACCTTCACCCATTTGAAAAACCATTTCGATAATAACTTCACGAGCTGTGTCATCAATATCATAGCCATCAAGAATCCTCGAAGCACCATCAACTGCATTTTGAAAATCACTCTCAAATAAATCCTCCCATCCATTTCTGTCTGTCGGTATATCTTCACCAGGTATGATCTTATGTCCATACCCACCAGTTTCAAATCCCAAAGTATCTCGGTATACAGTTTCGCAATACCCTTCATGTTCTTTAATCCTCCCTTTTAAATTAGAATACATTGTCTTTAGTTGTACAGAATCCTGTTACAAACAAATCCTTTTCATTAGCTAAAGTATATTTAAAATTATCCACATATGCAAGACACTGTGGAACTGTATCAAATGTATCTGGTAGTGGTTCTGTTATACAAACCTCCTCCAACGGAGAGTATAACGATTGCACACAAGCAATCATAATCAGGTATACTTTCATACCTAATATAATATAGAGATTATTATTCCTAGTAAATTAGAGAATACCAAGAATCCAACACTCCATAACACTTTCTTAATCATGTTCATATCTTTTTCAATATGATATAGGTGATTGTAGTTCTCTTGTTGCAATTCTTTATGTTTTTCTTTTAAAGCTATTATTTCGTCTATAGGTAAATTAATTAATCCAGTTCGTAAAGAAAAATTTCTATCATACGATCCAGTTAATCTTTCATGAGCAAGAGCTAGTTGTTCTTCTAAATCTTTAATTCTTTTCTTAGCTTTTCTTAATAACTGTTCTACTTCTTTTTGTGTACTCATATTACCCCTTTTTCCTTATAGATTTAATGAACTCATATTCTTTACCATTAATAATCTTAACGTCAATCTCAGCTTCTACTTCCCCACATACAATCTGAGCGTCTTTCATATTACGTTCCATAACTCTTTTATTCTTTAAGCACTCACTAAGAGAATCTTGGATAGTATGTTCTATTAATGAACCACCAGTAAACAAACATAAGGCTAATACTGTTTTAATGACCATTGGCTCTAATCTTATCCTTTAATGATTCAATATCACTTAATGCTTTTTCCATGTCTGTTTGTAATCTCATAATGTTTACTTTGTTATGTGCCATGTTTTCTAAATCTTCTACAACACCTTCTACTTGACCAGAGATAAACTCTAATAACATAAACTGTCATGTCTGTTTGTAATCTCATAATGTTTACTTTGTTATGTGCCATGTTTTCTAAATCTTCTACAACACCTTCTACTTGACCAGAGATAAACTCTAATAACATAAACTGTTCCTGATCTACAGGCGTTTGGTCAGCAGCTTTAACGAGATCAGCTTCAAATAATGTCTGTCTAGTTTCAATGTTGTTTAATCTTTCTATAATACCAAAGTAACCATATACAGCAGCAGCTGTACCAACTATTAAACCTATCAGATTCTTTATAGGTAAACCTATTTCTGTTTTATCTGATAGACTAGGCATTACTTACAAATACAATCGTAACCTTCACAACATTCACACATTATGGTTTAGGTATATCTGATTTAACTGTAGCAATCGCATCTTTCCAAGTAGTAGTTCCGTCTACAGAATCATGATACTGCATATCTAACTGGTCTTGGATTGACGGATAAGCATCTGCTCTATCTCTTTGATACTGTTTGTTGTCATACTCAGTCTGCAGTAAGGTTTTTTCTGCACTTACTTGTGACCATGTGTATGGTTTCGTATCAGAGAAGATAGCAGTACCATTAGCATCACTACCTGAAACAAAATCAACACCACTGTTGTATTCTGCTTCATTGGTTGGCTCACCTCTTACAACAAACTCATGGCTATTGCCACCCTTTTTGTTGAGAGATTGTATTGTTGTTGCTATGTCTGTCATTGTTTTCTCCTTTTAAATTATTAAGCTAATATTTCCTGTGCTATTATTGTGTTAGAACCTCCATTACCAACTCTCACTGTTCCACTACCCAGTGTTCTTGCTATTTTTATAGTGTATGTAACTTGTGAAGTAGTGTTTGGTGAATGAAGAATACTTTGAGTAACATTTCCTCGATGGGTTTCTGAACCAACACTCGATAAATTTCTACCCATTTCTGCTATAAATCTAGTTTCAGAACTATTAATTTCTGTACTATCAGCAAAAAATCGACCCGCTAATCTTCCATCAATATAGTCTGGTTCACCTATTGTACCTATTAATAATATTTTACTAGATGTTGCAGTAGGAGTTATATTGACTGTGCATATAGTCGTATAGACAGCAGAGATTGATTGATTGTTTAATTTAATAAGTGCCATTATGCTAGTACCTCCATTAATAATAATTCACTTTGAAAAAATCCACCTCTTTGAAAAGTAACATCACTATTATTAAAGGTTGAAACCTGTACTTTATAAGTTATTGCGGAAGTGCTTGAAGGACTATCGAAGAAAGTCCATGAGTCTTTTTGTTGTCCTGTAGCGTTTGCTGTTTCAGAAGTTATTTCATATAACTGTCCACCTGTATAAACTTGAGTTGAATCTCTTAACATCTTCATTGTGTATGCAGAATTTTGACCAGAGTCTTGGTATTGAGAGTGTATATTAGCAAATATTAATATTTTAGAACTAGTTGAAGAAGGAGTGATAGCCTGTTGTAAACCTAAATCAGTGTATGCAGAAGAAGTTAAAGCTACTTGAGTGCTAGTTGTTGTATGTAAAACTTGACCAATCTTACCAAAACTTCCATCAGTCTTTGCATAAGTTACTGCATCATCAGCAAGTTGAGAAGTTCCTACTGAACCACTACCCACTGTCGTTAAGGTGATTGCTCTTTCTGCAAGAATAAAATCTATAACATCTGAAGAAGTTAATGCTGAATCAAATACAATCGTACTACCTGATACTGTGTAACTTGACTGAGGTTTCTGGATCACACCATTTAAACTAACTGTTAAACTCTCTGCACTACTAGGTACAAATGCAACACTATTTAATAATAGGTTATATGTAGCTGTCGCTGAAGTTGTAATATTATCTAAGACTGCTCTGTCTGATAAGTTTGATATATCTCTACCTATGTATGCCATTATGCCTCTGGTTTCTCTGGGAATACTACAGCTTCAACATCTTCTACTGT